CGCAGCGTTACTTGCCTTGGTCTGGACTGTGGAATTTGAGCGTGATTTTGGCGTCGCGGCTCATGCCACGGGTGCGAGCCTGTCGGTAACGGCCGTGTTTGGCTCCGGCAGATCGGCCTGATGCAACCGGGCGCAATATGCGGCGGGTCGCGGCGTTACGTCAAGAGGTAACAGGATACCGCTATTTTTTTTCATTTTTCGCGGGACCCCTATCCATGTACCTCTTTTTCATTCTTTGCGAAAATTGGCTGCCCCGGCGCCCCAGGGCGAGGCCTTGTAAGGGACGATCTTCATTCCTCTGGCATCCTCCCGAACTGATAATTTGGCTGCCGTAGCGACATCTCCGAGCATGCGCGGGTAAGGTCGTTCACGATCCCACATTTCGAACGGGCCGGTTATGCCCTTGGCCTCGAGAGCCCTGGCTCCGTCGTAGAACGGCGAGCGTGCTGCCCACACCAGCACCGCGCCAGCCTCAAGCGTGACCTGGTAGCGGCCTGCCGCGAAGCCCCTGCCTTTGAGTTCCCTGATGTATATTTTCGTAGTCATGTTTCCCTCCTGACCAGCTCGTAGAGTTCCCGGACCCGGCCTTCGGCCTCGATGACCCGGACGGTGCGGCCCTCGTAGGGACCCGAGACGATCGGTGCGGTAAAGCCGACGCGGTGCTTGGCGCGCCGATCGTTGAGGTAGCGCCGCGGGCGTTGTGACGACATGGCGACCCACAGCATGTCGCGGAAGGAGAACGCCAGGGGTTCGCCGGCCACGCCGACCACGCCGAGGACCAGGCCGGAGCGGGCAAGCCGCGACCACTGCGCCGGCTCGTCGTCATTGAAGCCGATGAACAGGTAGCCGGGAAGGCCGGGCATGCCGTGGACGACGCGCTGCTTCGAGACGCGATGGCGCCGGCGGACGACATGGGTCACCGGCAGGTAGGTCGTGAAGCCCTCTTCCCTCAGGAGCCGGGAGGCGGCGGCTTCGCGCTGCGGTGCGGTCTGGAGGGCGTACCAGTTCACCCTTGGCGCACCCTGATAGGGCAGCCGAGGTAGTCAGCCGACGCGGCTACACCTTGTGTGGCAAGACGGCGGGACGCCTCGAACAAGCGATCAAAAGTTTTGCCCTTGAGCGCCTCATGACCAAACTCAGCCGTAAGCTTGGGAAACGGATCAAATTGCGTTTTAACTTCCGGCTCGACTTCGCGCCGCTGGCCGTAAGCCTGCCTTTGCCTGGCTGCCTCAAGATACTGATCCGCCAACTTGGTAACATCGGCGATCGTCGGAAGCCAAGTGGTTCTTGAAGCTACGCCACTGCGCAGGTCGGCGAGTTTCCATATAACCGTCTCTGGATAGCTCGCCAGCAGTTCGGTGAGGCTAACGATATATTCAGGCGGGGCCTTTCCGTAGTCCGGGTAGGCGAACAATATTTTCTTCGCCGCCCTCCTCGCTGCGTCTAATTGCTTCGTCGACGACTTGGTCGAGCTTGGCAAACCCATCCGCGAGCGAATTGCGGGGGTGTGATCGTCGAAGCTTTCCATGTTTCAACTCCCTTCGCGCCCAGTTGCGGTAACAGCTGTCCCAATTGCGCATGGTCTTGCCGTGGGCGGCGGCCCAGTCGCGCATTTCGGCGAGCATGAAATTCTGATCGTCGTCGGAAAAGCCGAGGTCTTGAACAACGCCCCAGCTTTCGATCGTCGGTGTCCAGCCTTCAGGGAGGGCGGCGCCAGCGCGTTTAGCGCGGCGCTTCCTAGCAGAAAGGTTATCTTTTACCTTTCTGCTAGTTTCTGGCTCTGGCTTCTGGTTAGCATAGCGTTCGCTATGCGTCTGCATCGACGGGTCATTGTTTTTATTGGTTTTTCCCCGCCACATTGCAAACGCAGCTTGTTTTGCTTTTTCACTTTTCTGCAGCCGTTTTTTGCATTCCAGGTCCACTCGCTCATTCCAGAGCCCATCTTCTGAGCGAAGAATTTTACCGCTCGTCTCCAATGTTTTGAGAGCACCAACAAACTGCCGCAAAGTGGCGCCGCATAATCGCGCTAGACGGTCTGGCGTGTCCGTCAGCGGGTGACCGCGATCGTACATCGTGGCGATCAGAGTTATGTAGACGCCGGTCTCGACGACAGTGAGGGTGCGCGTCCCGCCGAGCCAGTCTGACGGAAAGAACTGGAACCATGGAAGCTCGCTCATTCCACCCTCACCACGGTCTCCACCCACCAAAGCCCCCGCCGGTGGTGCTCATGGCCCCAGGCCAGCGCCGTCCACGCGTTGGGAAACGTCTCCTCGCCGATCGGCCCGCGCGCGGTCACCACGCGGTAGACGAGCTCACGCGCCGGCCCGTAGGCCCGTATTTCGGCGGGGATGTAGTCCGGCTGCTGGGTGTAGTGCGTGCGTCTGTGCGGCTCGATCATGTCATTCCCAGCGCCATGTCGGTGGCGTAAATGTCCAGCAGGTGTGCCACCGGCCCTGCAGGTAGCCCCTCCTCGAGCCGGGTCATTGCGGCCCGCAGGTCGGCGACGGAGGCACCATGCTGCAAGGCCATGGACGCCAACACGGCTGCGTCACGCGCCAGGGCCTCCACCTCGCTGCCGGCCTTGCCCGCCTGCAGGAAGATCTCGCACGGGCGAAAGCTGCGCGGATCGAAGCCGATTGTGCCGTGACAACGCAAATTGCGGTGCTCGAAGCGATAGCGCAGGCAAAGGCGGCGGGAGGGCAAGTCGGTCATTCATGCGCCCTCCGCCGGGCTGCGACTGGCCTTGATCGCGCCGCGCTCGATCAGAAAAGCGCGTGCTTGTTCCGGCGTTTTTGCGACGAGATATCTGCAGCCGAGCCCTTCGAGATAATGCTTCCATTGCAGTTGTTCCGGCGATAACCGGCCACCATCGCCCTTAACTTCGATAAACGTCAGCCAACCGCCGGGAATGAAGATCTCAAGATCGGGATAGCCGGCGCTCGTTCCCATGCGCTTCAGCTTGGCGCCGGTCGCCTTGTCGCGCTTGCCACCGTTCGGTGAATGGTTCCACCAGACACCCGGCACCGCCAGGACGCGCAGCAGGCCGACGATGTACATGTGCAGGTCCATTTCCGACATGCGGCGCGGATCGCGGCGGGTCATCGGTCATTCCGCCGCCATCGCTAATTCCAAACTTGGCTGCTGTTCTATGCTCGCCAAGTTTTCGCAAGCAGTCTTGAAATAAGACCCCTTGAGCTCGACGCCGACGAACTTGCGATTGAGTTTAAGCGATACAAATCCTTCCGAGCCGATACCCATGAACGGCGACAGGACAACATCGCCGCGATTGCTCCATAGGATGACAGCTCGCTCGATCAGGTCGAGTTGCAATGGGCAGAGGTGTTTTTCGTCGCTCGCTTCCTTCGCCATACGCACATTGAGCGTATTGGTCTGGTTGATATCCATCCAGACTGGCGATGCCCATTGCTGCCATTGCTCGACGGGGAATTCTGATGGCCGATGGCCGACTGGCTCGGCATTCTCGCCAGGCGCACGAAACACCAGGAGATAGTCCGCCATTCCCTGCCGAGATTTGGTGCTGTCCTTTTTCAGTTGTTTGTAGAGGAGTCCGAGCGCTTTGGTGCGCGTCATCTCGACAACCGGGCATCGCCATATCGTCACCCGGCTATGCAGCGTCCATCCATGCGCCTCATAAGCGCGGACGATCATGCCGGAAAAATCCTTGATCCCGATCTTGCCGTCTTTCCATTTGCGATAAGGAAGATCGGAACAATGAACGGCGGACAAGCGGCCAGGCTTGGTGACGCGCGTTAGTTGCTCGATCAGAAAGCCATAGTGTTGAAAGAATGTCTCATCATCGCCGCTGTTGCCCATATCCGCGGCGCTGTCCGAATAGATAAACAAATCGCCGAACGGCGGGCTGTAGATTGAAAAACCGACTGATGCGGAGGGCAACTGCCGCACCACGTCCACACAATCGCCCCTGAATGCGGAATAGCTCAGTCCATGCTTTTCATCTAGACACCTGACTGAATCCATGCCGGCAATCTCCCGTCGTGCGTTGGTTTGTATGGAATACGGACGTGCGCAATCGAGGCCGAGGCTCGTTTCATCGCTTCGGCCATCTCGAATTTCATTGCGGCGTGATCGCCGGACTTGCGGTCTATCACTCGTCCGATTTGATCCTCGCCCTCGGCAACGATCAGATGCACATTGACGGGCTTGGTCTGTCCAAAACGCCAGCATCGGCGTACGGCTTGATACCAAGCTTCGTATGAGAATGAGCGCCCAGCGAAAACCATGTTGTGGCAATGCTGCCAATTGAGACCGTGGCCTGCGACGCTAGGCTTCGTGATGATCCTGCGAACCTTGCCGAGCGAGAACGCCTCAAGGTTTTCCTCCTTGCGCTCGATCGGCATTGATCCGCGAACTTCGACGGCATCGGGCATCAGTTTCGCCAAGGCGTCAGCTTCGTAATCGGTATCGCACCAGATAATCCATGCTCCTTCGCCGTCGCAGAGAGATGCGGCAGCGTCCGATCGAGCTTCGGTTGTTTGGCGCTTGAGATCGTGCAGGTTGGTGGCGCTCACATCGCTGACGAATAGCGATCCATCCATAGGTTTGATGTTCGATCCATGCGTTTTGTGCCGGATGATATTGAGATGAGGCAATGCAAAGCGCGACCCATCGAATCCTAGATCATCCGGGCTTTGCGCCATGCGCGACCACGACGCCATCCAATCCCAGAAATCTCGTGCTGCATGACCTTTAAGACGCCACTGTTGCGAGGCCGTTGCGGTATCATTGATGAACCAGCGCATGAGCATTTCGCCAGCCGACATTTGCCCTAGGAATTCCGCTTGGTTGCCCAGCTCCATGTGATCGTTCGGCGCTGGCGTGGCAGTCGCCGATATGCGAAAGCGATGATGCGCGAAGGTCTCGATTAATGCCGTGGTAGTCTTACCGCCGAAGCTTTTGAGGATGGAGCTTTCGTCAAGGCTGACGGCACCGAATGCGTCGGGCTCCAGTTTATCGAGCCGATCGTAATTGCAGATGTTGACGCCATCTCGGGCTTGCGACTGGTCACGGATGACGCGGCAGTCATAGCCGAGCGACTGCCCTTCCCGTTCAATCTGCTTTGCTACCGCGAGCGGTGTCAGGATCAGCGCATAGCCGTTGCTCGCCTCAGCTGACTGCTTGGCCCATTCAAGCTGACAGCGCGTCTTGCCGAGCCCGGTATCAAGATAGAGGCCAGTGCGACCTTGCCGGATGGCGAAGTCAACGCAAGCTTGTTGGAAGTCGAACAGGTGATCCGGCAATGGCGACGGCTCAAAGCCCGATGCTTGTGCACGTGGCGCCTTGGCGGCGAGGAATTGGGCGTAATCCGATCTCATGCCGACTTGCCTCTATTGAGTTCCTCGACGCCGAGACCCGTCACGGCGCGGATGCGCGGCCACATTTTGCGCTCGGGAAATCTAGTGCCGCGCTC